CAGTTGCCATTCTACCTTTCGGGTTTCCCGAGAAATGAATTCTCGTGTTTCCCGAGAATACTGAACCAACTCCGCCTTCCGAACGTTGATCTGACGAATCTCATCGAGGATGTCGTCTACGGTGGACAGACTTATGGCCATGGAATGCCTTTCTATTCCGAAATAATAAACGTATCTCCGCTCTCTTAAGCGAACGAATTGGAATGGGCCCAAATGTAGTTCCCATATCGTTACTCAGAAATACCAACTCCCGTTCCGGGGGTCTTGGAGGTGGGACAATAGCAACTATGGTGCACAGAGAATTGGCGTATACAACAAGGTCCCCTCTTTTAAAGTGGATTGGCATCTTCCAACCCCCGAAAAGCTGAAACCCAAAACTTAAAGCGAGTCAGCATGGAAACAAACCTTCGTTCAATGAAATATTGACGAACCCAGTTCCAATCTATTTCTGGTTTGGAGTAATGGTGAAGAACGCTATCCAAGTCATCCGTATAGGGGAATAACGAAAGATCCGTTAGCATTCGAGCCATATTGCACACCGAGAGATTTGAACGTACGATTGGTTCGTGATTAGCCAGATCGTTTATGTTATCATAGCGATTGGCCCAACGAGCAGCCGTTTTGGGGCCAACTCTAAATATCCCGGGAACGTCATCCCCCGAATCTCCCTTGAGAGACATGAACAGGGGTAGACGATCCTGCCGAACCCCAGCCAATTTCTTACTGTCGGCCGCAAACTTCCTGTAGTTGTCTAACGTAACCAAAGTATTGGTGTGTGTCAAAAGAACCTGAACGTTCTTACTCAGTAACTGGAGCCAATCGTGATCCACTGTGACCAAAACGAAATTGGACTTCTCTTTCAGGGGAAATCGATTTACAATATAATATGCCAGATCGTCCGCCTCCATACCAACCCAACGAAGTTGGTATATTGGCATGCGTCTGAGGATCTCTTCGCACTCCCCAATCTGACGATACCGCTCCTGCTTCCGTAGCCTGTCGGCCTCGTCCTTGGGTTTTCTTCTACTCTTGTAACCAGAAAAGAGCCTCTTTCGGTACAACGTCTTAGCGGGAGAATCCCAGCAGACGAATACATGGGTAGGATCCATGGTCTCCACAGCCAGCTGTAGCAACTCTAAGGTGCCATAGATACCACTCACTCTCCGTCCGCTGGGATCCGTTAAATCAAGGACCATGTCCGCACGGTAGAGAAGAGGATTGCCGTCTACTACCATAATACGGTTCATTGACTGTTATTCCTCAACCCGTTCTTTTCGGCGTTTGCCCTTTTCATTTTTCTCCCGCTTCCGGAGTAAATCCAAATCGGTGGCTTCGAGCAATTCGGCGAGTTCCTCGTAGGTTGGGGGCTTAACCACCTCCATAAGATCTACCCGCTGGCTGAGAAGTTCTTCGATTTCGTCTTCATCCCCCAACGAGGTTTGCTTCGGGGAAACTCTCGGGAAGTATTCTGATTCCATACCCGTGCCTTCCTTCTCGATAGTTACCCAACGACCTGTCTCAGGGTCTGTAAAGTCCCCAAATTCCGGATCGAGAAAGCACTTAACCAACTCCGTATGGACGGTTGAACCATAGGGCAGAACAACCACTCCCGTTCCCTCCACCAATGCGTTAGCAAAGTAGCGGGACTTGGAACGGAGACGCTTAGCAACGTGCTGATCGGAGTCGGAATCGGACTTGTATAGCTCCCGAACCTTTTCGCAAATGGGACAACGGTCCCCTGAAGTTAAACGGGGGCATGCGATGGTCGATTGTTCGGGACCAACCTTGTAATGGAATCCCGATTCGAAGTAAAAATCCCCGAACGGTTCCATGGAGGGAAGAATCCGAACGCGAGTCTTGCCTTCCGGAAACTTGAAAAAGGAAGTCTTCCCCCCTCTTTTTTTGCTCCGGTTCAGCGATTCTCGCATACGATCTTCCCGCTTCTTCTTAGCATCCGCAGTCGAAATGGTTCCAGAACCACCGGATCTATTCCGGGTCTTAATGGGCATCCGATCTCCCTTCTACAGTTTTTCCTGTGTTCCCCAAGAACTTCCAACGGCAAACTCGACCGGAGTCTTGACCTTTAGCCACGGTAGTTTGGGGTTTTCCATGATCTTTTTAGCGATTCCTAACGCCCGATTTTCTTCCCCTGGGTAGAGATCCATGAGAATCATATCGTGTATCAGATCGATAACCAATGATTGGAGTCCCTTTTCCCGGAAAGCCTCGGTTATACGCATAGAAGACAGGTCTGTGAGCATGCTGGCTGCGTTTTGTATTGGAGAATTAACAGCCTCCCGCTCCATAGATGATCTGTCTCGATCGTCTGAATGGGCGTAATTGGGAAACCAACGTCGCGAACCGAAGGGGGACTCAACATAACCGTTCTTGATGATCTGTCGAACCACATGATCTCTAAACTCTCCTACTTCGGGATAAAGTTCGTTATACCTTCTTAGAAAATCCCTCCAATACTTTATGGTCTTTCCGTGTTGTTCGTGCAATCCAATTTCGCTTTCCCCATACAGCACACCAAAATTAACTCGCTTGGCGTCACTGCGGATATTCTCCGCTACTGGTTCATCCGCAGGTATGGAGAAAACCTCCCGAGCAACGGCCTCGTGAATGTCACCCCCTGCCGAAAACACGGACAACATATGTCGGCAGTTCGCTAATACCGCGAATATCCGTAACTCGATCTGACTATAGTCTCCCGAAGCAACCTTTCCATCCGGCCAACGCGAAATGAATAGGGACTTAATATTGTACTCAGACCCCGAAGTGGACTTACGAGGGATGTTCTGTAGATTTGGTCCAGAGGACGACAGTCTTCCGGTCTCGGTATCGATGTTGAAATTGCTGTGGGCTAATCCATCTGACTTAACCCACTTTCGAACTGCGGTACCTGTATAGGTGGTAAGCAGCTTAACCAAAGTTGAACGTTCAACCAAACCACGAGCAACAGGGTGATCGAATCGGGCGATTATGTCCTTCTCTGTTGAGGGCATCCCTGTTTCGGGGGTTACGTACGTTGTGTCCAATCCGCAATGAACGTATAGAATCTCTCTTTTAACATTGGGAGATGCCCAAGCGCTCTTCTCCCCCAACTTCGTAGTTACCATTTTAGCTTTGGGGTGTAATCGTAAGAACGCCTCAACAGCCTTGGTCTTGCTAAGCTTTAAATCTATCGCCTGAATGGAGGCAAACAACTTGTTGGCCAACGCATCAGATGCCTGAAGATCAATCTTTGCACCGTTCGATCTAACTGTCCTAAGATGGCCATTCAGAGGATGAAGAATTGTATGGTAGTAATCGGTCAACCCCTCTTTCTCCAAACGTGGAACGAACACCCGCTTCTTTAGAGTAAAAGTACAGACAGCGTCTGTTCCGTTGTAGACCGCCAGTTGTCTCCGGGAGGCGGAGGTCATAGATACCGATTTCTTCGGCGACTTAGACCTAACGCTCTCCTTGAAAACGGTCTTGTATCCAGCGTACTCAGGAAGATGAACAGCCACCATATAGGCCAAATCGTGCTTGGCGGATGCCGGATCGAGTACGTAGCTAAGAAGTTTTGTGTCCCAGACAAAATTGTTTACGGTAATTCCGACAACAACTTGCAGGTATAGAACATCGAAGTTTCCGTTCTGAGCAATTATTTCACAGGGAAGGTCAAATACCTTTCGCCACACAGCAATATCGGATTCGGAATAAAAGCTAACCAACCCTATATCGTCTTCAGCACAGACCCCGATGCACAGTATCTTGGCGTCCGTTGCCCATGGATCCTTGCCCGTAGTTTCAAGATCGAACGCAAACTCTTTCTTATCCCGTAGGTACCGTAATATTTCTTCCGGAGAAACGATATGAACTTCGGGAACCTTCATTTCGGCGGTGGTGCTTTCGTCGAACAGAACACTCATATCCTTTATGAACGTGTCCGTAAGTCGAGGATCATAACCAATCGCCGCAGGATGGTACATCGGGAAGAAGGTTCTTCCTCCCTGAACGATCTTCCTTCCTCGCGCTTGTTTAATGGACTTGAGTCCAAGCAATGCCTTGAGAGCGGTACCACCCAATGGAACTATTACTTTGGGGTCGGTTTCTTTTATCTCCTCCCCCAACCAACGCATACACGCTTTTATGTTCTTCGAATCAGGAGTCGCATTTCCGGGAGGTCTGCAACGTACGGTGTTAGTGAAACGAACTGTTAGCTCCAGATCGTTGGCTCGTTCTACAAGACTCCGAAGACGTTTTCCGGAAGCACCCACAAAGGGTACGCCTTCGTCATCTTCCGTTGCTCCAGGGGCCTCCCCAACAAAGAGAATATCTGCATCGGCGGGACCATCGGGTCGAATGCAATTGCTACGACAATCGTGACACAGACTGCATCGATCGCATAGAAAAGACGCGGAATCCGACGGGACCCACCTATTTCCTTTTATCATCTATTCTAATCTCCCAGATTTCAAATGCAAGACTTCCTTGTGAATCGAGTTTGTTGGTCCAAAAGAACAGATTCAGCTTGGTAAGAGGATCTAATGACCCACAAAGGGCGTAAGCGTTCAAATCATTAGAGACCATAACGTCTCCGCCGTTGGCAACCAACATGAGTTCTGGTTCGGAATCCCCCGAAACAATCTGAAAGAAGTCAAATACAAGCGTTCGAATTTCCTTTCCGATAGTGAGTTCGATCCGCTTGCCGTTATTCTTCTGATTCCATTCGAGAAGCGGGAAGAAATGCACTCGAGCCGGATACCCCGAATTGTTTATTTCGGCGGGCAAGTTCATGTGCTTTATCCTCCAATCGAATAAATAAACGTGCGTGCGCATTTGCTCCCAACTGTTCTGAGCCCAACCCATCCGCCGGGATCAGTTCCTCCTGAGGTCGATAGACGTAGCGCCGCTTGATCCGTCTATCCACCTGGCCCTCCAGC